AAAGTTTGGTTCGGATGTTGCTCGGCAAAGGTCGCGCCTATGGGCCGGCTCTCTTTCGGTCTAGATGTCGCTTTAGATCGCTCGAGCGCTTCGATAGTGGTCGGCGACGAGCAAGGCCGAATAGAAGTTATCGAGTCCCGTCCCGGCGTCGCTTGGGTATCTCAAAGATGCTTAGAAATTGCTAGACGCTGGAAAGCTCCGATAATCGTAGACGGCTATAGTCCAGCTGGAGCGCTCGTAGAGCCGTTACAGAATCTCGGCGTGAACGTAGTTAAATATAAAACTCAAGAAGTTATAGCGGCTTGTAATCTTCTTTACGACGCGATTCTAGATCGTAACGTAAAAGTCAAAACGTCCAGCCTTTTAGATGACGCGATACTTAACGCGAAGAAGCGGCAGGTCGGGCAGTCGTGGCTATGGGCGCGACAAAGTTTAGACGCCGATCTAACGCTTCTTTACGCGATGACTCTCGCGTGGCATCACTCCGTCCATCGAAAGATTGAGACTAAACCTAGATCGTTAATTTTTTAGGGGAAATATGCTAGCGTAAGTTTTAAGATGCCTATTTTCGAGCGCTTCAAGTTAAAAAAACGTCAGAATATGCCGTATGGGAATCCGAATAGCTACGTCGATTCTTTAGGACGTGTATCGCGTTATTATAATAATGTTTACGCAGGGACTTTCGTAGATGAATCTACGACGCTATCTATTCCGGGATTATGGCGCGGAATAACTTTAATCTCCGACACGATCGGAGCGCTACCTATACACGCCTATAGAAGCGATACACGTCTAGAACCTACTCCGCCGATCTTAGAGCGACCATATCCGAACGAGACGCGAATAGAGACGCTTTGCGCTATGGCGGCGGCGTTACTTATACACGGAAACTATATAGCGATACTCGGCGCGATCGGGCCGAACGGATATCCGGAATCTATTTATCCGGTATCGCCGACTCGCGTACACGTTGAAAGAAACGACGGAGTACTTACTTACAAAATTAACGAAGAAACTTATGACGCGTCTCAGATAATGCATATAAAAAACTTTACGCTTCCCGGTCAAATAGTCGGAGTAGGTATCGTCGGCGCTCAACGTCAAGGAATCGGATCGGCGTTAGCGATGCAAGAGTACGCCGCTAAATACTTCGACGGCGGCGCACAGCCGACCGGTATTCTCTATAGTGATAACGCGGATCTCTCACAAGATGAAGCCGATATGCTAAAGGCCGTTTGGATGAGACACTACGGCGGGACGTCTCGCGAGCCGGCAGTATTAAACGCTTCCACAAAATTCCAGCAGTTAAGCGATAACGCGAAAGATAGCCAGCTTGTCGAGTCGCGACAATTTTCGCTTACTGAGATCGCTAATATGCTCGGATTACCGGGCTACTATCTCGGCGCTCCGAACTCGTCGCGTACTTATTCGAACGTAGAGCAAGAGCAGTTGCAATTCTTACGCGGTATCACTCCGCTAATTACGCGCATTGAGTCGGCGTTTACTGATCTTCTTCCGCGCGGACAATTCGCTAAATTTAATACAGACGCGCTACTTCGCTCAGATACTCTTACTAGATATCAAGCTCACCAAATAGCGCTCTCCGCTGGATTCTTGACAGTAGACGAAATACGACAAGACTTTGAGAACCGTCCGCCGATCGGCGAACCACAAACTACTTTAGACGCGGCTTCGCTTGACGGTATCACGCCATTAGTCGATCCTATAGATCTAGGCTCTATCGTATGACGTTAGAAACTAGACAATACGAAAGCGAGCTAGAAGTACGCTCGGACGGCGACGGTCGGACTATATGCGGGATATGTGTGCCGTATGACGTAGAGACGCGCATACACGCTGGACTAGTTGAAGTTTTTAGACTCGGCGCTTTCGACGCGGTAACTCGCGCCGCTCATCGCGTAAAACTTTTACAAGGCCACGATACTAAAAAAATGCCGTTAGGAAAAGCGACAGTACTTAAAGAAGATACTCGAGGCCTGTACGGAGAATTTAGAGTATCTAAAACCGATGCCGGCGATCAAGCGCTCGAGCTAGTGCGCGACGGAGTACTAACAAATTTATCGGTCGGATTCCAGCCGCTTAAAGATCGTAAAACTCCCGGCGGAATTGTTGAAAGAATCAAAGCACACTTAGCCGAAGTTTCTTTAGTAACTTTCGGCGCTTACGGAGACGCGGCCGCCGTGTCAGTAGTTAGAGAAATAGTTGATAAACCGAATCTTGCGGAGCTGGAGAATCTTTTAGCAAAACTCCGAAAATAATTTAATGCCGTACTCGATAGAAACAAATAACGAAGCTTGCGCGAACGGATACGCGGTAGTTAAAGACGCCGACGGTACTTTAATCTTCTGCCACAAAACAAGACGCGAAGCCGTCGCACAAATAGCCGCGCTAAACATAAATGAAAACTATCGAGCGCTTCCCGAAAACTATCGTCCAGCTTCAAGCGATAACGTACCCGCCGGCCGTAGGTGCGGAAATTGCTCCTACTTCGCCGGAAACTATTGCTCGCTATGGGACGCTCAAGTTATGGCGTCTTACTACTGTAATAAATGGCAAGGTAGCGCCGAAGATCGCGCCGAAAGTTTTACACCTACTCAAGAAATGAGAGCCGAAGCGCGACGCGGTCTCGATTGGCGACGCGCTTTCGGTCGCGGCGGGACGGAGATCGGAGTAGCTCGCGCTCGCGACATAATAAACGGGAATCTTAGTTACGACACAGTTTTAAGGATGCGATCGTTTTTAGCGCGACACGAAATAGATAAAAAAGGTCAAGGATTCACGCCTAACGAACCCGGTTATCCGTCCGCCGGTCGTATCGCTTGGGCGTTATGGGGTGGCGATCCCGGTAAAGTATGGGCAGATAAAATAGTAAGAGAGCAAGCCAGCGGGAATACTTGAACTGCGAACACTCTTAGAGTACTCTTAGATATACGACACCTCTTTTAGTCTTTGGCGCACCTCGACACGTTCGACACCCGCAAAGAAACGAGCAAGACAACTCGACACAAAAACCGACACCTACTAAAAGGATAAAACTTTATGAACAATTTTTTAAACCAGCTCTCAGACAAACGAGTACAAAAAATGGAGTTAATCGACGCGACACTTGCTCGCGCCGCCGACGAAGATCGCGACATTACAGAAGTCGAAGACGCGAACGTAAAAGCGTTAGCTCTTGAAATTGAAAAACTCGACGCACGAATTCAACAAGTCGCCGAAATTGAAACACGAAAACAAGCCGCTAACGAACTCGCTAAACGAGTCGAAGTTTCAACACCGGAGACACGCGAAGCCGGCGGATGGAAAGTAACAAGCGAAGAGCCGACCTATCACGCTCGCGGCGCTAACTCGTTTCTTGCGGACGCGATCTCGGCGGAATTTAATAACAACTACGAAGCGGGCGAAAGAATTAACCGCTATAACCGTGAGATCACACTTCAAAAGCGCGACGTCGGTACGGCTCAATTCGCCGGACTTGTAGTCCCGCAATACTTGATAGATCTCTACGCGAATCTTGCTCGCGCTGGACGTCCCGTAGCGGATATCTGCCGTAAGCACGTCCTACCGGCTCAAGGTATGACGGTCAATATCTCACGCGTAACAACCGGTACAGCGGTTTCGTATCAAGCGGCGGAGAACGATACAGCTACCGAGACAAATATCGACGACACACTTCTAACCGTAAACGTGAACACTATTAGCGGTATGCAAGACGTCTCGAAGCAAGCGATCTTACGCGGAGCGAATATCGAAGACGTTGTACTTTCGGATCTTATTAGTGCTTATAATACTAAATTAGATCTAGGTATTTTGAGCGGCTCGGGATCATCCGGAGAACCGACGGGACTTAACACGGCTTTAACGGCGGTAGTAACTTACACCGACGCGAGTCCTACGGTCGCCGAACTTTACCCGAAGATCGTAGACGCGATCCAGCGCGTACAGTCGGCAGTATTCGCCGGCCCTAGTCATATCATTATGCACCCGCGACGACTCGGCTTCTTGCTCGCCGCGACGGACACGACAGGACGTCCGCTCGTAGTACCTAATGCCAATGGCCCGATGAACGCGACCGGTACTTATAGCGGTCTTGGTTACGGTCAAAGCGGACAATACTCGATGCTCGGCTTGCCGATTATCACGGACGCGAACGTAACAATTACGAACGGCTCAGGATCTAACGAGGATCTTATTTACGTCGTTAGCGCGGACGAGCTTCACCTATGGGAAGCACCGGGTATGCCGACGTATGTTCGCTTCGAACAGCCGGACGGTAAGGTCGCTATCCGAATCGTGCTATTCGGATTTTCAGCTTTCACAGCTGGAAGACGTCCGCTAGCTGGAGCTTATATCGGCGGCACCGGACTTATCACCCCGACGTTTTAACTTTTATCTCCCGGAGATTTTATTACTCCTTGCTCATCTCCGGGAGATAGTTAAACTTAAGTTATGGTATTTAACTTTCACCAAAATTTAAAATATAATTTACTTCTTGAACGTGCCGGATATGTTGCTCGCAATTTACCGAAACGCGTAGCGGAAGTAGATCGGGAATTAGCTCGTCTTGACGGTCTGCTTTCGACCGGCAACACTCGGCCGCAAGACGAGCCGATACCGGCAAGCGAAGAAGTAGTAACCTTAGAACCGAAACGGAAACCGACAAAGAAGAAAGCGTAAAAAATGGCGATCTCTAACGGATATACGACGGTCGCTACTTTTCAAAGTTATACCGGTATGTCGTCGGTTACTGCCGACGAAACGGTAAACATAGAAAAAGCTATTGAGTCCGCTTCGAGATCTATAGATCGGATGACTAACCGCCGATTTTGGGCAGACTCCAGCGCTACCGCGAGACAGTATCGCGCGACGGACTTCTACCGTCTTTTCGTGGATGACATCTCTACGACGACCGGACTAATAGTAAAAACCGATAGCGGCGGAGACTCAACTTTTGAAACTACTTTAGTTATCACTACGGATTATATTTTAGATCCGCTTAACGCTCCACAATTAGAGCGACCATATACGATCATTACACTCGTCGGTACGAAGTTATTCCCGTCTCCCGTTAATCTGCGTCCGGGAATACAAGTAACCGCTAAATTCGGCTGGTATAACGGGACTCCGCCGGACGACATCGAAGAAGCTTGTTTAATCTTGTCTACTGATCTAGTTAAACGCGCTTCGAGTGTTGGCGGCGTCGTCGGCTTATCGGAGTTAGGCGCTATCCGTATGTCGCCGTTAGGTCGCGACGTACAAGCTATGGTAAGGCCATATCGTCGGGAAGTTTTAGCGTGATTCCGTGATTCCGTCGGACGTTCGAGACGGCATAAAAACCGCCGTAAATATAACCGGTCTACGCGTCTACGATACGATTCCGGACGGCCTCGTCCCGCCGGCTTTAGTTATTGGGCAGATCTCTATAACTTGGGATTACGCTTTTAGTCGCGGACTCGATAAAGGCTCAGTAGATCTAATACTTATCACCGGCAGGATGTCAGATCGCGCCGCTCAAGACTATTTAGACGGCTTCTTAGTGGCTTCGGGAGCTTCTTCAATCAAAGCGAAGCTAGACGCCGCTCCTACGCTCCCTAAAGCATCCGTAGCGACCGTAGCTAGCTCTACTTGCATCTCGGCTACTCCGATATCGGTTAGTGTTAGCGGCGTGGAAATGCTCGCGTATCGTTACACTCTAGAACTATGGGGATAAATGTCTAACTACGAAATAATCTCGTCGCGTCTTAAAGCGTTTACAGTAGGGCAGATCGTAACCGATCAAGATTTAGCGGCCGCTGGAGTAGACGTCGGCAAGTCTCTTATAATCGCGTCTATAAAATTATCGGATGACACAAAGCCGGCGCGAAAGTATGCTAAAACTATTAAAGACGAAACGGAGATTTAACTTATGGCAACAGTAGTACAACTAGGAAAAGCTACGACTTTTACGGTCGGCGGCGTAGATTTTAACGACCAGCTTCGAAGTCTTTCGATGACTAAAAACGTACCGAACTTGGATTCAACTACGCTCGCTTCGACATACGTCGAGAATAGCGCCGGCTTAGAAAATTGGAAACTACTTTTACTCTGCTCGGAAGTTTTCTTACAGCCGAAGCGATTCAATTCGCTTTCGGCGACGTCGGT